GTTCGCATACGCTGGCTTTCGTCAAGGCTTATACCGATTATTGTTGTTATGCGATGTTCTTTGCAGCGTTCACCCTTTTTGAGTCCTGCCAGTTGGCGTTGCATTTTGTTTAACGGTTTGATTTTGTAATCGTTAGTGCATTGGCGCATCAACATAGACTTTTTGCCTTCTTTATTCAATGTGTATAAAGGCATTGTGGCGAATCTTGTTTCCGATTCAATGAAATCTTGTCTGATGTTTCCTGCCGTTACTTTGTGGAACGGAATGTTGTGTGCTTTCATTAAGTTTTCAAGTTTTTCTAAATGATCGTAAACTTCTTTCGGCTCCCAACCTGTATCAGCGAAAATTACTGCGTCAGCCATTTCGATTTCGCCAGCAATCATCATGTGTAGAAGTGTTGTGGACTGTACGCCAGCACCAAGCGAAAGAACCCGTAACGGTTTAGTCACAGTTCTTGACCTTGTGACATCGCTACTTGAATACGGCTCACAACAGAGCGCAACTGTGCAACTTCATTTACAAGATGAGCATAAGCAACGGTAAGTGCATCGTTATTTATTCGTAGATCATCTCGTTCCTCACGGACAGTTTCCAACGCCACTTGCATTTCATCGCAGCGTGCTTGCCAATGTGCCAGTTCGGTTGATAGTGATTCACTCATTTCTTTGTTCTCCTTTTCTTAATTTCTGTTTCTAATGCTTCTACAGTTTGTATCAACAGATCGACTTCCATTTGCCCTACTGTCATCTTGCGTAGAAACGCTACAGCAGCTTCTAAATCTTTGATTGTCATAATTGTTCTCCATATCTAGTACCAATGCCACCATTGCAGGTGGGCTAACTCTCTAACGAGGAGGGGAAGTGAGGTTGCGCTGCTTGCCATTGGTGCGCTCTTACTTTACCTTACGGTTTTGATGTTCCCTACGCAATTCCCGTTGGATACGGTTGCGCCTTGCTTGGGCTTTTTGCTCTCTTTGCATCCCGTCAATGATGCCAACATATCTGCCAGCGATCATTCCGATTGTCATGGAGGCGAAAACGACTAGTGGAGGGTTGTCTATAAACGGGTTCATACCGTGATCCTTTCCACTTTACATAGATGAACTTGTGCCTCGTTCAATGTTATTGCACATCGCATGAACTCTTGCGCACCTGATTTGATGTCGTGTCCTGCTGCTGCGAGCGTAAGCAGATTGGTGAGCCAACAGAGCGCACCTTCATCAGTTTCTGGATCGTACATTTCCATTGCTATCACCAAGTTGATTTCGAACAGGGCTGTTTCTCCTGTTGTGATCAATTCGATATTTTCTATTGATTGGTTTGTGATTTTCATTTTGCTGTCTCCATTTCGTTTAGAAGTGCTTTTGCTAATCTTGCTTGTTCAAACCAATAGTTTGGCAAATCAAAGTCTTTGCAAGTGTTTTCCCAAGCCTGCTTTGCTGTCGTGATTTTGTCAAACTCTCCGTAGTGGTGGTTGATGTATGTTGTCATTTCGTTGGCTTGATCTTTGCTAACCCGTAAATGTTGAGCGAGCAAATCTGTTTGCTTTTCGTATCCCTTGTCGTGTCCTGCCCAATACGCTGCGTTTGCGTAAGCGTGCATAGGTACTCCATCCTCGTCAGATAAATGAATATCTACGAGTAGTTGAAGTTGTGGAAAGTGTTTGATGATGTCCTCGTGAATAGCCCCACATGATTCCCAAACTTTTCTGCCGTTCTTTGCGTGTCTGATTATGTCTCCCGTGATAGCAAAATAGGCGTTGCTGTTTCCCTCACGGTGAACCAACTCTGCTCTGACTTGGATTCGGTACTTCTGCCCGTTCTCGTAAAACATTTTGTTCCATTCTTTCGCTGCTAAGAGCTTCATAATCCCTCCTAAGGGTTTTGTTTCGGCGTTGTTGCCTTGTGGATGTCTAGGACTCGAACCTAGATGTCTGCCAGTCATCCGACTTGATTACCAACTTGTAACAATTTCCAATAAAGTGATTTCACTTTGTTCTGTTGCGTAAATGGCTTCTTTGATTAGTTCCATTATTGCTGAATGATCTACACCAATTTCTTCATCAATTTCGACAAGATGATTTGCTGCGAGTTTTAGACCAGCAAGAACTTGCAAATACTTTATGTTTAGTCCTAACATTTCGTCTTGCACATCTCTATCATCAACAGAATTGATTAGATCACATACCAGATTTGCGTGTGTTGCTGTTTTCATAATTCCCTCCTCAGGGCTTGTATCAGCCGTGTGGCTGATAGATCAAGTATGACCGATACGCACACGAAAGTAAAGGATTATTTTGCTATAAAAGCCTCATAAAATGAGGGTTATACAACTTTCTTAAAACTTTTTTTGAAATCAGCAGCCATTCCACGCCTGCCAGCCACAACCCCCGTTACCACGATTGTATTCAATAATAGCTTCAGCAGCAGCCACATTGATTTCAGGTATAAACAAATCTGCTGGAACAAGATTGCGTTTCATAACAGTTTGTAAAAAACCTTTTGGATATGAACTTGTTTTACTAATCCAAAAAAGATTTATCTGAAACAAACCTAAAGAACCTTTCACGCCAGAAACAGTTACAGGATCAAGTTTGTTGTGCGCCAAATGATTACAGCGTGACTCACGGAAAGCAATTCGATCACCAATTAAAACATCAGCAGGCAACCAACCTGCATCAGTAGTAAGTTTCCACACATTCGGACATTTCATTTTAGGCAAACGCTTCGCATCAACAGCAGAAACATTTGTAAACCCTAAACTGAATGCCACAATACACAAAAAAATCTTTTTCATAATTACTCCGTTCATCGTAAGTCCTTCTCATGGAACTTGGATTGGCGTTGAGCCTCGTTCGCCTACTTCGGCGTGTTCAATCATTCTAACAGTCAATCCTTCAAGTGCATATAAAATATATATTTTGTATTCAAACCACACCAAAGGCAGAGATGTAATGACCCCCGTTGGTATGCCACACTCCAACACCCTATTTCTTTCATTACGCTGCGCCCCACCATCTTGCGTAAATCATTTCGTGTTGCATGATAAAGCGCATGGCGATCTAACTGTGTTACCACAGATCATCCAACCACCTTGCGACAGGCTTAGGTCTATGCAACTAGCCGATTGTTAAAAACTTATTTCCTACACTCACACTTCGTAACAGTTGTGCAAACATTTCCACGCATATCAATACTCGTGTAACGCTCATGCACAATTAGTCCATCCTCAATTCGCATCCCATCATCCCAACCTGTGCCATTACAGATCGTGCAAACAGGCTTTTCATTCTCATCTTTTTTGATTATAGAACGCAACATAACTTTCAGTTCAGGCAAAGAAGGAACTGTGTTGTGTTTCTCTACCAGTTCCATAACCTGTCTGCCTTGTTCGACTGTGACGCCATGCAAAAACTTGTCTGCTCCCCAAGCTGCTTTCATACCGTTTCGTGGAACAGGAACAGTTGGGAACATCCCACAAATCTTGTCAATCATCTGATCAATGTGTAACGGTGTCATAACCATTCTCCTATGGTGTTTATGTCTCTCAAAAATCTGTGTTCAATGTTCATGCTTTCAGCACGGGCAACCATACCGTTTCTTTCATCAATATCGCCAATCTTTTTTTGATAACCAAACTCATACAGTTCCTCATCCCAACACCAACCAACAAAAAACGCTGCACTAAACGACTGCGCAGAAGTGGTATCACATCCCTGTTCTCGATACAAAGAAACAAAAATAAACAAATCTGGCTTCTGAATCCAATCACCATAATTGTTTACTGATGCCTCATAGTTTCCTTCTGGAACAACTGTGCGCAACTTTGTTTTTATTTCAGCACGCTTACCATTCACTACAAGATCGTTATTATAGTTTCCGTCAGGAAACCAAGAAACGCCATGCCAATCTAGCCAGTATTCAACACAACATTCACCCAACGCACCCATACACGCAGCACCTTCATTCCGTTGCACGGCTCTGAAACCACGATTAAACAATGGTGTCGTAGATCGTTCTTGTGCAGCACACCAAACAGAATCGGTTTTCAGCAAACGATTATTTTGCCAATGGCTCACAACAGCGCACACAACTCTGCGAACTCATCCAACGACATCAAAACGATTCCCTCCGATGTACCGTCAGGCATAGCAATCATCGCAAATGGTCTTATATCTCCCAACGCTTTTGAAGCGTTAGATTGCGTTCTGGCATCTCTGAAGCGTGTCCAAATGGCGTTGATCTGTGCGCCAGCCTTCACTTCGACTCTAAACATCCCTCCCCAATGTTCCTCGTGGCGTGTTCCTGCGTTGCCTGTGGCTGCTAAACCAAGTTTCTTTCGTGCGATACGAGCTTTGCTATCACCTTTAGATCGATTGCGTTTACCTCTTGCTGTCGGATCGCTACAACCTTTGACACGGCGTAAACCGTCACGAGCAGCCCTACCTAGTGTTCCAAACTTTGGGCAACCATCAAGATTACATTTCTGTTGATTGCCTTCACATTCGCCTTTGCGATTTATGCCCGAACCATCAAACGATGAATCTATTTCTATTTTCATTTCGCAGCAGCCCGTTTATTTTGTTTTTGAATACGCCTACATTGAGCACCAGTTAAATCTCTGTGCATAAACACCCTTTCCATAGTAAGGCTATATGTCATGCAAGAAAGTTCCTGACCACACAACTTGCAAACAACTTCTTTTTTCATCTATCAGTTTCCAACTCTTGCTAACGCTTCAAGTGCCAGCACCAACTCATCTTGTGCTTGTGCCAAATCTTGCAAAGTCTCTGACAACAATTTTTTTGTTGCATCCAACTCACGATGTAAAGCCATGTTTGCTTTACGCAACTCTTGTAACTGATCATGGCTTCCCCAATTATTGTTGTACCTACTCATCGCTATCTCCTTTGTCTTAATTCGTCACGGTGAACTCTGCGCTGTGCAGGTGTCATACCACCAAACACACCCCAACGATCACAGTCCTCATCTAACCCAATAACTAAATCTAAACATTGCTGGCGCACAGGACAGTAAACGCAAATCATTTTGGCTTCATCCCAACGAGACTCGAATGCGTTGTATTCAGGAAAGAAAACTTTTGAATCCAATCCTAAACACAGGGCATCCTCTCGCCAATGATCACGCTTCAAAAAGGTTCTTCATTACTGATGACAAGTTTGCCTACTGTGGCTTCCATCAAAAGTTTAATTAGTGCTGAACCCTCTTTGGTGGTCAATTCATTCACCGATGTTTTCTTGAACTGCTGTTTGAGAATCGGTGTTACATCACCATCAACTTTTTCTTTCGCAAGTTTGCTAATCAAACCTTTTTGTTTATCGCTGATCGTTCCTGCTGATGAAGCTGCTTTTATAGGCGTGATGACTGCTTCTGTTACCAGTTCGCCACCAAAGATTTCTGCTACTTCAGCAGGTGTGATTTCACGCTCATCAAGTTGTGACGCAGGATGGTTTTGTATGGCACGCTTTACTTCAGGTGTGCGAACAATCGTTGTGTTATCTGACCAGTCTTGTTTCGACCAAAGGCTTAATGCGATACCGAAACGCATACTGGCGTTACGCAAAAAGTCTCCGACAAGTTCTTTATCTAAGTCTTGTTTATCGGAACGAACCGAACCAACACCCAACAAAGATTTTCCAAGCAGTGTGAGCGTAGCCCACATTGTTGCCGTACCGTTTTCAACATGGATAGCAGGTCTGCCGTTATCCCAAGCGACAGGTTGCCAATTCCAATTCGGGTCGATCTCAATCAGAATCTTTGTGATGTCTGCGTGACTCACATACGCCAGATTGATTCCGTTGCGTGGAATAGTGCCAACAATCTTTGGATCAGGAATTGCGTACTGTTCCAAAACTGCTTTCAACATTTGTGTTTCTAATTGATTTTCCATTTTCGTTTCTCCTTTTAGTTGTTTAATATTTCCAAGGCTTATTCAAATCACATTCAACGCAAACAAGTCCGTTGTAACTGCTAGCAATTAATTTCTCTCCGTTTTCAATGGGTCTGCCACAATAACCACATTCACTGAATTGCATCGAAACAACATCACTCAACTTTAAGACATTGCAACAAACCTCAATATCTTGATCAAACAATTTTTCTTGTTCAAGTGTGTAAGGGATTTTGTCATGGAATATGCATAATGGTTGTGTGATCCACCCTTGTTGATTTCCAAAATGAACCCATGCAGCAAAATCATC